TGAATGGATTATTCATCGTCTTCGTCCTCCTCAACCTTGCGCTTTTTCTTGCCTTTTATTTCGCCCACAAGCGCTGCCAGAGCGTCAAACTCTTTGCGGGTGACAAATTCCACGCCCTTTTCCTGCGGCGCTGTGCGAGGCGTTTCTGCGCGCTCTACAAGGTCGTAAATTTTAAGCGTCGGCTTCCCGCTTGCATCCGCCTGCTTGAGATACACAGTCGGCGCGGTAGAATCCCACAGCGCCACAGCAGAGTTGGGCGCGATGAGATAGCCTCTTGCCTCCTGCTCGCCGTTTACCCACTGCACGCCGCCCTGTGCGATGGGGTTCTGTTGCACTGGCTGCGACATAGGCTGCTGCATGGGCTGCATCTGTGGTTGCTGCATCTGCCGCATCTGCATGAGGTTGTCCGGCATTGGCTGCGGGTAATAGGGGTTGAAATAGGGATATGCCATGTTCATTCCTCCGTTTCTTTGACCCAGTAATAAAGCGGGATTTCGTTCTCGCTGTTCCAACTGTCATAGATCGTCCCGCCCTGAACGCACACTACATGGCCGGAGAGGGCGAGGATATACGTCCCGCGCGGGTGCTCGTCGGCAAACTTACCGACCGTGTAGCAGTCGGGGCAGGTGTCCGGCATGATGTATTTCCGGTAGCCCAAAGACCGCAGATACGCGCCCCAACAGGCGTTTGCATTTGGCAAATCGCCATCAAGGTATCCTTGTATGCACAGAGACAAATAAACTTCGCCCCAGTCCTTCCCTGTTGCCTTGCAGATCGCGCGCACGGTGCAGTCGCTGACGTTGCGCCCGTTTGGATTTGGGTTAAAATAGCTATACATGGAAAAGTTCCGCAAAATAGACGTAAGTGCGCAGCTCGTCAGGATCGGGAAACAGCGTCAAGATGTCCATCGCCATTTGTTCGGTAAAGCCACAAGCTAAAAGTCGTTCGTACATTTTGCGCACCTCCTTTTGTTGCCTCAATCATACCGCGATTTTGCCGCGGGAAATTGCCCGCAAAATGCCCGCGTTTTGCCCTCAAAAATTTCTTCAAAACTCTGTGATTTTTTCTTGACAATACGCCAATATTAGCGTATAATAAGCATGTAAACAAGAGAGGGCAACACCCCGGGAGGATACAAAAATGATGATGAACGCCGAAATGATCAATACTATCAAGAAGATTGCCGAAGAGATGGACCTCAGCTGGGACTACGAATTCGTTGGCGTGCGCGTCCAGGAGCAGGAGTTTGAACTTGGCACGATCGAGCACCTCTCCCACGTCTGGGACAACGGCGACGATACCGGCGTCGAGCTTGACGGCATCTGCGTCTGTAGCCTTGACCGCCTGGGCGCCAACAATTATTTTGGCAATCACGTCGCGATCATTTGCGGCAACGAGGCCGAGTACGGCGAGGACGACGGCGAGCTCATCATCCGTGACGCCGAGGTCGTAAAGGTCATTTGCTAAGAGGAGGAGATAAGATGCGGAGAAAGTACAGCGACTGCCAGCGGGCGGACGGCGACTGCACCGCCTGTTCTCTGGTCAACTACGGGCGGGACTGCCACAACCGCCCCATCACTAAGATTGAGTGGTCCCGCCGCATGGCAGACATGACTCAGTCCGAGCTTGCCAAGAAGTCCGGCGTCAATATCCGCCAGATCCAGCGCGTGGAGCTGGGGGAGGCGGAGGCGGGCAACCTGACCGCCAAAAACCTGCTTGCCATCGCCGACGCGCTGGGCGTAGATGCAAAATTTTTGTTATAACGCGGCAAAGGAGACTGTGTATGCGGACTAAAAAATGTATCACCTGCGGCAAGATTTTTTCCACCGATCGCACAGAGCAGGCGAAGTGCGATGACTGCCTTGCCGCATCCCGGTCGACCACCCTGCGCACGCGAACCTGCCACACCTGCGGGGCCAACTTCATCGGAGGGCCCCGAGCCAGCTACTGCCCAACCTGTCGGGCAGAGCGGCAGAAGGCCCGGAAGCAAAAGTACCGGTCCACCGGTTTTTCCCGGCATCTGGGAGATATCGATAACTGCGTGATCTGCGGTGGAGAGTATGTCATCCAATCCGGATTGCAAAAGTATTGTCCAAAATGCGCCCCGGATGCCGTCCGCGAAATCGACCGCGCGCAGTCAAAAAGCTGGAACGCCGAACACGATTACTACATAAAACGCCGCGAAAAATCCCGCAGCGGCGTAAAGGTCTGTGTTGTCTGTGGCTGGGAGATAGTCCCCGGCACCCCCACCGTTACCTGCTCCCCTGAGTGCGCCGCAGCCCATCGAAAAGAGGTCCAGCATCGCGCGGACGCCAAGCGCCGGAGCGGGACGGAATCAAAGCAAAGCGAAGTCAAAAAAGAGAGCACCGACTGATTAGTCGGTGCTCTCTTTCTGCCCGTCGGCAAGCTTGCGGTAAGCCCGGCGGCGCAGCTTGGCGAGGCCGTCCACGCTCATGTGGAGCTGAGCGGCGACCTGCACGAGGGAATGCCCTCGCACGTCACACTCGATGAGGCATGCCATCTCATCGGGCGGCAGGTCATAGGCTTGGATGTATGCTATAGCCCTGCGCGGGGCCATAGAGGATAGTTGCGCGCGGATCGCTCGGTGCTGCTTGTCCATGCTGTGCACCGGGGCTTGCAGAGCGCTCACGCGAGGGGAGACGTTGCAGGTCTCCCGCCCGTTTCCCTTTCCGTGCCCGATTCGGGCACATTTATTTCATCGTTGCGAGTTTGCGAATTAAGTCATCACCGTACTTGTACGCCGCGAGGTAGTCCATCGTCTTGTCTTCCAGCCCCGCGCGCTTTTTGAGCACCTCGCGGTAACTCGCCTCATACTTCGGGCGGTATGCGCCCAGCACGAGCGACAGCTTGCGCTTGCGGCGATACACCCCGTCGCCGTTGCTCTGGCTGCCGGTGTTGCCGTTGGAGGTATTGCCCTCGATGGCGATCACGTACTGCCCACTCACGCTCTCGCAGATGCCGCAATGGTCGGTCTTGACCTTCGTGTTGGGGAAGTCATAGATGAGCACGTCGCCCGGCTGATAACCGGACGTGACCCACTGCCCGTGAGCCTTGGCGTAGTTCATCAGCTCGCCGCAGCTTGCGGTCTTCCCGCCGCCGTAAAAGAGCCGCTTATCCACCTGCTGGAAGCACCACCACACGAACTGCATACACCAGTACACGCCGTCCATGCCGTAGGCTTTGCCGTACTTCTGTCGGTTGCCCGGCTGCTCCACCGTGCCGATCTCTTTTTTAGCGACGGTAAGAATGTCTTCTGCTCTCGCCATGCCTCACGCCCCCTTGTCGATGGCGTCCTGTGCCTTCTGCGACTGCGTGCCGAAGTAGAACGCGATGATGACCGCATAGATCGTCATGAAGTCCTGCGAGATGTTGCCCGTCACCGCCATGTACGCGAAAACGCCCGTCAGCACCAGCGTCACGATGCTCTTGACGCTCATGAGGTTTGCGATACGCTTGATGATTCTTTCATTCATGTTATTCGTCCTTTCCCTTGATTTTGATTCTCGCCAGCAGTGCCAGTTCTGCCGTCCATGCCGCGAACCACGCGACGGTCAGACTGTCCGGCACTACCTTGTCATGCGCGGTCAATACGAGCACCGCAATGCAGTACCAGCAGAGGTTGAGCACTGCCGCAATGACGTACTTGTCCCGCTTTCTCAGCTTCTTCATAATGCAACCCCCGACAGCAGCCACGCGATAAACGCGCCCGCCAGCGCCGCGAGAGCCTTGTCGACCAGACTGTCCCAGCGTTTCCCCGCCTTGCCCGTGATGGCTTTCACGTCCTCTTTGATCTCCTTGACATCGCCCTCGACGGTCTCCTGCTTGGTCGCCAGCACCTCGACCGAAGTCGCCAGCCTGTCAAGTGCCGTTTGATGCTCCTGAAGCTCGTTGATTCGATGCGTATTGCTCTTGCACCGACTTTCGATCAGCGCGATCTCTGCGTCATCGTAGTGCTTTGCATTATCCATATCCCGCTCCCTTTCTGCGGCCTTAGACCGCCGTGAAATACTGTCCCACGAGCTCGTGCGGCAGATACTGTAAGACGATCTTCCCGCCCGCGGCCTCTCCGATACGCTCGCACTTGTATGTCTTACCGTCCTCGCTATCGAGGTAGTACTTGCCATACTCGTACTCCATGCCGCGGCTTGCGGGGATGGGATCATCCTGCGTGCCCGCGTGCGCAACGTCGATCACGACCCAGAGCGCGGGCGTTGTGCTCGGCTTCCAGCCCCCCTGCGAGGTGTGCGCCTGCTGGCACTTGTAGAGCTTGCCGCCGTCGCTTACGCGGTTGCCCTCAATGTAGCTGACGGGGTATACCCACTTCGGGAACAGCTCGACCGCCGTTGCTGCGTCGCTGTCCGGCAGGCTCG